CTTTTTCAGTGTATCAGCTTGTTTCTTGTGAGTTTTAGAGGCCTTCTCCAAGCCTTTAATTACTTTCTTTACTTTGCGTACCATTAAGCTACCTCTTCCCAATCAGGTGTTTGACTTGTTGATACTTCAGACCAACTAGGTGTTTGACTTGTTGATATGGTTGACCAATTAGGCGTCTGGTCGTTATCAACAAGACCCCAAACATTTGAAACATTGGTCGCCCCAGTTCCACTAACGCCAGTGGGGGTGACAATAGCAGATGCCGTAGTTGATACATCACCCACCTGCCCTGTTCCTGCAACCCCTGTCGCGCTAACTGTGGCATCCAGCGAGAGAGAAACTGTGCCGATTGCACCAGTGCCTTCAACACCAGTAGGAGTAACTGATGAATCCCCAGTAATAGATACCGAACCAACTGCACCAGTCCCGCTAACACCAGTGGCACTAACGTCAGCAGCGCCAGTGGCAGTGACAGAACCAGCAGTACCAGTTCCGCTAACACCTGTAACTGATGTACTGGCTGCACCTGTGATCGTAACCGAGCCAACGGCTGAAGTGCCTGCAACACCAGTAGGACTGACATCCGCAGAAGCGGCAACCGAAACAGATCCCACCGCTCCTGTTGCAGATACCCCGGTAACTGATGTGGTTGCTGCTGCATCAACAGTGACCGTCGTGACAGCGCCCGTACCAGCAACACCAGTTGGCGTGACATTAGACGTTCCCGTAACTGTGACTGAATCAATAGACCCTGTTGCAGATACTCCCGTAACTGGAACAGTAACTGATAATGCAACGGTGACTGATCCAACTGCTGACGTTCCAGAAACGCCTGTGACAGAGGTATTTGCTTCTGCGTCAACGGTGACTGTCGTAACAGCACCTGTACCAGCGACACCCGTAGGCTCAATAACATCTGGCTCGTTCCACGCGCCTTCGCCCCAAGTTCCTCTGCCCCAGCCATTAACAATTGCCACACGCTATTTCCTGTGCCGTGCTGTCTTCTTGGCTATCTTTTTAGGCTGCTTGGAGTGCTGTTTACCTTTCTTTGTATCTGCTCGCTTCTTTCTTGTAGTGGCAGCATATTCTTTATCTGACAATGCCTGACGGGCTTTTTTGGGTAAGTAACGCTCGCCAGTGGCTTTTTTGCCCTGAGTAGATGGCTTGCCCGACTTGGTTCCCCAGTCTTGCTTAGTCCACTTCTTTAATGACTTCTGTGATTTTTTTAAGGCCATTACTTACCTTTATACTTAGAGCTTTTGCGCTTCTTGCCATCAGACCTTGCAACCAGCCCACGGGCCTTAGCTTGAGCGCGTTCACTTGCGCCAAGCCTTTTACCACTTCGCAACTTCTTTTTAATGGTTTCAACTTTTGCGACCATTGCTCTTCCCCTGTTGTTTGCGTATGGCCTCTTTGCCTTTTCTTGCTATCTCTGCCTGCTTTGGCTTTTTTGCAAACTTCGCCCTTTGCTCTAGAACAGTCAATATCTGTATCTTTCTAGCAAAAGGCTTCTTTATTCTTTTAACTTTTGCCACGGTGTCGCGTGCGTCTTGCACCGTCGCATACTTGATGCCCACCGTATCTTTAGGATTTTCATCCGTATACAGCCTTCGGCCTGAACCCTTTGGTTTTTTGCCCGTACCCTTTTTGGGATCGGCCATCAGTCTTTGTATCCGCCACCAGCTTTTTTATATTGAGCCGCCAACATCTGGGCTTTACGCGCCGACCACTGCCCCGGCTTGCCGCCCTTGCTTCCAGCCTTTATTTTATTGAACAGTCGCTTACGCATGGTTGGCTTGGTGTAGTTGCCAGCTTCATTGACTCTTGATTTAGTCTTTTTGCCAGACTTCATCGCAATAGGCTTTTTTGCTACAACCCTTTTCACCGCTTTACGCGCAGGCTTTTTAACTGTTGGCATACTTGCCCTCCTACTGGTTATGACTTTGATCTTGTTGCTGCTTTACCCACTCCAAGTACTCTTCTTCGGTCATCTGCCGCTGTTGAGCTTGTTGGGCCACAGCATATCAGGCGATTCTTATTATCGCGTTTGAAGCATCTGCCGTAGGAAACTGAATGGTAAAGTCTCCTGCTGTGCTGGTCTTATCACCGCCAAACGCCAAGCTACAAACCGCTGGATCACCTGATGCAGAATCATTAAATATAAGTGCCCCATTCGCAGTTATTGTTGCATTTGAAAATGTTAGGTCTGCAAAGTCTGTGAGCGCAGTAGTCCCTGATGTGCTTGGATCTACGCGAGTTAGTGACGCTCCTTTTGCAGTGTAGTTGGTGCCACTAACTTCGTTTGAAGTCGTGTAAGCAGTTGTACTAGCGTTCAATGTTGCGCTGCTTGTATAAAGCGCAAGATTAAAGGTGCTGCCCCCAGTGTTCTTAAAATTATGCACTGCCTCTAAAAGTTCTTTTTTGAAGCTAGTACACATAGCTGTTGTGATGCTCATTACAATCTCCTAATAATTTCAGCCATTTCGCTTTGGCCTTGTGCTTCAAGTTCACCAATAAGAGTTGTCCTGTCACTCTGTATTGCTTGCTTAATATAGTATTCAACAACCTTTAAGACTGATCCCTTAAAAGCTCTTGCTTGCTCGGCTATAACTGGATGACAGTCCCCACCAATACTTACGATTCTATTGGCAGCAGACTCAGCCCAGAACTCAGGGCTATGACCTTTGTTGCTCGTAGTGGCAACAGAAACGCTTCCCACTTCAAGACTTGATGCTTCAAACAACACTATCTAGCAGACCTTACAGCACCTGATCTGTAGCTGTCTGTTGTATTATATCCTTCGCCCAATGCCTTCAAGTCCTCTAAGGCCTCGTTATACCTAGCTGAGTACAACTGAAGGAGATCAGGCTCACCCTTCAGAAATGAATACGCTTCAACCAAAGATCCATAAAGCAGAGCATTTTCTGCATTAGTGCCTAGCCAGCTTGTGCCATCGCTAGAGACTGTTATTGATTCGGGCTTGTAGAAGTAATGTATTTCAGCCGAATAATTGGCATTCGGCGTTGGCCCTAATATAAACGCTTGTTCATTGAACAATGCATAGTGCTTTGGCACACCCGTAGTCGCAGCAACAGGATATGCCTCGCGGATAAAGTTAACGTCCTTCCTGATTAAAAACTCGTATCCACTGTTGTCTATTGACAAAGAGTACGTTGCTAAAAAATCGGACGGCACAGATAAATAAGGGTTTGACTGCGTAGTGGTGCCATTAGCGTTCTTTCTGAAGTCCGGCAACTGAACCGACTTGAGGATTCGCTCTTCTGCCTGCGTAATGATCGTGGGCAGGTTGTTAACAAATGTTGTTTCTGTTGTTTCTAAATAGTCTTGTATGGCGCTTTTCAGCGTTGTAAATGTAAAAGCCATTAACCTGTACTCACTGTTACGATGCCAACACTGCCAAACATCTCCAGTCCAACCTGACCTACAGGATCAAATGAAGAGAGCAACCTGCTTTCATCTAGCCCCTGATCTGGCCTCGGATTTCTTAACGCTTGAGGGTCATCCATTCTGATGCGACCAAGCTTTAGCTGTGGCTGGTCAGGGCTGTTGACATCTTTTCCAACTAATAAGCCAGTTGGCCTTCCGTCAACAATTTGAGGGACAAGGTCTTTTAATGGGTACCTAAACCCAGTTAGATCGCAAAACCCAAAAGCATGTTTACCACTTGCAAAGGCACTCATGTTACAAGCTGCTTGATATAAACGGAGCGACGTACAAGGATGCTTTCTCCCTATCTGCGTCAGCAGCTAAGTTCCACTGCTCTTCATAATCAGCTTTTAAGACAGCAGATCGGTCACTGGCTATTGGGAACTTCAAGGTTAATTGATATGCAAGTCCAGCAACCAAGCAAGGCAAGAATCTAGCGGGAACATCCATGTTATTTGATGCTGGAGAACCCGCATCGTCTATGCGCTCTAGATAATAATAAACCAGTGTATAGGTAGATTTATCTGGAACAGGCCATAAGTTGACTGTGATCTGTGATGGCGCTTTATCAATCTGATACTGTAAAGGCTTGCTTTCAGAAAGCTTAGTTGAAATATGCGCGTACTGGCTTACAGATATCCTAGTTAATGTTTGATCTTGTTGAGTCGAGGTGTTACCAGCATTGATGCGGATAAAGGCCTCTATAATGTCAAATATCTTTGCGTCTAGCGCATAAGCTGAAGTGCCAGAAGTTAATGCCTGTGTGCCTTCTTTTACCGTCCAAAGATTTAGACCTCGGTTCTGCCACTCAAGCATAAGCAGATTTATGCTTCTGCGAGCAGTCCTGTAGTCGTAACCACTGCGAAGCTCAAGACCTGCACGCTCAAACGCTTCTTCCATAGCATCAGAAAGGTCTAAGTTAAACGCAAACGTGTTGCTTACAGCCATTACGGCCTCCTAGCCTTTGCTTTCTTTTTGGATACCCGCTTCTTTTTTGCGGGAGCGTTCTTTATTTGCTTGCCCATTTGTGCCCGACTAATAGCCATCACTTCTTACCAAACTTCTGCTTTTGCGATTTGGGTGGAGACTTTTTACTTCCGCCTTTACCCGCCCAGAAAACCTTATTTGCCCAATATGCGGCACTTGTTGGCCCTTTCTTTATATTCTTTGCATGTCTGGCTTTGAAGCTCTTACGGGCCTCTGCGCTATAATTATGCCCCATCTTTTGATCACCGAAGCGGATGATCTTCATCTTGCTCCCGTCGCGCACAGCAACAACAGCTTTTTTTGATGGGTGGTTAGGGGTTCGCTTAGGCTTGTTGAGACCTTTAAGCCCAACCTTCTTGAGTCTGTTTTTCTCAGCATCAGTTAAGCTCATTTCTTTCTAGCCCTATTTTTTGATCTAGACTCTACCCGAAGATTCTTCTTCTTATTATTTAAGGAGTTTCCATCCTTATGGTGTACGTCTTTGCCGTCACCCTTCTTAACCTTACCAGCAGCAGCCATTTTGCGTCTTGCGGCGTTACGCCCCGCACGGCGCTTTTTCTGATTAGGCTTTGAATGGAAATCCTTATATTCTTCTTTGTAGTTTCTAGCCACAGCTACTACTAGTATCTTTTACGAACCTGCATAACGATGTTATACACATCGCCACTAGAGTGACCCACTGTGGTGAACTTGACATCGCCAGTAGTGCCGCTCGCTTCTGTATCTGGAATACCGCTGAAGTCAGTGAAATCAAGGGTGTCAGAAAAATCAGCATTTAGCTGCCAAGCGAGAACATCAGTGGTTGCATCGAAGAAAATCTTTACGCCCATACCGATGCATGAGTAGTAGATTTTTTGAATGACAACAGAGGTACAAGCCGCGCCAGTCATAGGGTCTGCGGTGAGCGATGATACGTCGATCTTTGTGACCGCGCTTTCACCACTACCGTCACTAACATTTGTAAACCTGAAAATGGCGGTGCTTCCGCCATCTTCAATGGTTTGAGTTGCTACTGCATCAGCCATGATTGCCTCCTACTATTGGTCAGCAAATGCGGGGGCAGTTGTACTCGTAACATTCCCAAAGATTTGGTAGTTGGTAGTATTCAGGCCAATGATTGTTACATCAAAACCAGCAGGTACATTCAGTTGAATGCTACTGTTTGAGTTGCCATCAGAGAAGACTGAACTAACTTCATTGCCGTCTGTATCTAAGAATGTAACACCACCAATGTAAAAATTAGTGTTGCCGGGGGTAATGATTAGCGCATCAGTTGCGTCAGCAGCACCACCTGCGTAAATAAACCTAAAAACAGACCCAGCGATAGGCGCTGGCAAAGTGTAGGTGTTGTCTTGTCCACCATCTGGAACCAGCAGTATTCGTCCACTGTGAGTGGCGTTAGTTAAAGTTACGTTGCCATCAGCAAGGCTAACGGGGCCGTCACCGATAGTTGCAACTTCAGTAATAGCACCAGAGGTGCTGTCTTTGCTTACAGTTTTGAAGGTGCTTTCAGAACGGACTGCACCCGTGAAAGTCGTAGTACCCATTGTAGTCTCCTGTCTGGGTTAGTCTAAATGTTTCATGTGAAACAATTAGTCAGGAAATGGCGGCCCCCTCCAAAATAGTTGCGTGGGGGAGAGAGCCACCAAAGTGGTCAGCCTTAGCTGGAGCCGGGAGATCCGTAAATTCCCAACGGATCTGATACGCCGAAAGAGTATCGCTCGCGAGCTTTATATCTCACGTTACCCGTATCGAAGTCTCCGTCCATGCTCGTTTCCAGAGCAGTACGCTCAAACATCTTCATGCCATTCGGTACATCAGTCATGATGAAGAAGGCATTACTGTCAGTCAAATAGTGATTGACGGCATATCCGCCGGGGATCGCACCCATATTGCGGATAGCGTTGATGTCGTTATCAGCAGTACCAACGCGCTGAGTAGTTTCAAGCAGACGATCTGCTGTAAACATCAGTGCGGGAGGAACAACCAAGCTGCGAGGACGGGCTGCGATAAGCAGGCCACGCTCATCGGTGAACGCTGCAATCTCAATGATTGCTTGCTCAAGCGATGTTTCGTTCAAGTCGGCACCAGTAGATGGACGGTTGGAGTTTGTTCCACCGTTAACTAATGGGTGCGAAGCGTTGAACAACGTAACACCATCTCCAGATTGGAAGCTGGTGAAACCATTGTTAAGCGGATTCGCTGCCTTAACTTGTTTGGTGTAGGCCATAGCCCGTGCCAAAGCCTTGGTATAGCGAGCAGAAAGAGAATCGTAAAGATTGTCTTCCATCGCTTCCTCGGTGATGGCAAAGCCCATCGCTATCGTTTCGTGATTATAGCGAGCTGTATAGCTTTCCTGCGCTGAATCGTAAGAGATTGCAGAACCCTCAGCCTTAACAGGAGCAGCACCAAAGCCGCTCAACTTTACCTCTTCTTCAAAGCTACGATCAGAACTTTCAGTCTCATAGATGAGAGTGTGTTCGTCTTCGTATTTTTCGTACTCCAAGCCAAACAAGGCATTAAGCCCCGGCAGGAGTTCTTTAAGCATTTGCGCTCTTGAAATTGCCATTGCCTAGTTCTCCTTAAACGCCGAGCTTGGTTTCGTAAGCGTGGCTCAAAGGCAAGTAAGTAACGATACAATCTGTGAATGCATCACCTACAGTGCTGGTTGGGCCATCTACGAAATCAACGACACGTAGTGGTAATGTATTGGTCGTAGCAATAGAGCCGCCGTCTAGGGCGTTCTTGCTTCGTCCGATGGAAGTTGATCCCGCAGTGTTAACTGCTGAGATGTTATTTCCTAATCCAGTTTGGGCAATAGCCTCATCACCTTGCATACGGAACAACAACTTAGGATCATCAACGACATAAGCAACAATGTCATCAGCGGCGGTTGACGCTGGGAATTGCTGGTTGAACGTCATTTGATTTGTGCTGGGATCGGTGTAAGCACAGCCCACAAAGATTCCAACAGTTCCTGCAACAACTGAAGTTGTTACTTCGGCTTTTTCAACAGTGCCAGTAGCAACTAGCTTGACGAAATCACCGTAAAAGATAGCAGTGCTATAACCACTTGCAATCTTGATGTGACGAACCTTTCCTGTGAAAGATCCACTTGCACTCAAGGTATCAACTGGTTCAGCACCCATAGGGGTTGCAGCGGTAGCCATAGTGGCCTCCTCAAGTTAATCGACCAACCCCTTGCCAGAGGTTAGTCCTTACCAAATGAAGACACCCGTGTGCTTCGCTCTGGATTGAGCAATGGCATACGAGGATCGTTTTCGCGCAAGAAATTATTGTCCACAGACTGCATTTGATTTGCAGCAACTTGTTCATAGTGCTTAGTGCGAGCATCCATCTTTGCTTTTTCAGCCTTACACAGAAGCAAGCCGCCGACTTCTATATTGCCTTCAAACTTAGATCCGACATCAGAAGTAAGCATAAGTTCAGGGTGATCCTCTGCTCTTACAGGAGACCAACCTTCCCGAAACATTCTAGACACATGAACATTATCTGACTCACCTAAAACTTTAGTCCTAACCCACCGAAACACCCAGCCGTCTTGAGGCTTTGGGTCAGGTAGGATGGAAGCTGGGATAAATGAATCACTAGGTCTTGTAGACTCTTCTCGCGTTTCGTTTTCTCTTGGGGTGCGCTCTTCAGTCACTGTCTGCCCTCCTTAATGAGTTGCATTGCGTACTGTTCATTGGTAAGCCCGATACGCTTGGCGAGAGCAATCTGGCTGGCCGTTAGCCGTACTTTGCGCGGTTTAGCACCGTTACTCCTTGATGAGGGTGCCACCACCGACGAAGGCTGATTAGCAGTCACGGACGCGCTACGGCCATCTGTATCGCTTGAATCCTGCCAATCAAAATCTGGATACCGTTGACGCATAGTAGCGTCTATGGTCTCAAAGTATTCCGTTGAGTTAGGTGCCACGCCTCTCTTAACTAAGGCGGTATGGACACCGTATGCGGTACTGGTCATCTCTTCATAACCGTCACGCATAAACCAAGGGTTGTTTGCTGCCCACTCTTGAGCCTGTGGCTCGACTTGTGGTTGAGCTTGCGGTTGAGCAAACTGCTGCTCCCTTGCTAATTGCTGCTGATAAACCTGTTGCTGGTATGCATCATCAGACACGTTAACAGCAGGCTTTTTAGCCAATGTCTGTTCGTACTTGTCTGCTTCAGTAAGTTCTGATTGCGCCCTTATAAGACTCTCTTGAGCAGCAACAACATTATCTGTATCGCCCTCTTCGTATGCCTTCTTGTACTGCTGCCTTGCAGTTTCAAGAGCCAACTGAGCCTTATCTTTTATTTGGCTTATCAACGCCGCTTCGCCGCGACTAATCAAAGATTCGTATTCTTTGTTCTTCGCAGTGACAGCTTGAGCGTAATTTACAGCTTCTTCTCTTAACCTCTCAGCCGCTTCGCGCTGCCTGCGCTCTTCGTTCTGCTCGTATCGAAGCTTGTTTATACGTTTTTGTACACGCTCACTGTAACCTGAAAGCTCATCGTCGTCGGAATCATCCGCAGATGACTCTACTTTGGGTGCGCGACGATCTTCTTCCGGGCGGTCATCAACAATCTCTAGCTCTAAATCTGAACTAGAATCAGCTTCCTCGTTATCTTGAGATCGGCCAATAGTTGTCTTGACACCAAAAAACTTTTCTTCAGCAGAAGACTCTTGGGTCTCTACCGTTTCTTGCATTTCACTCATACCTTCACAATCCCCCGTGGATCTTCCACAACAGCTTCAACGCTGTCATCGTTAATCAGGCGGAACTCTTTGCCGTGAACCTTAAATCTGGTTCCAGAATAAGACCGCATCAATATAAAGTCGCCCTCCTTGCAGGATGGGCCAGACGGGAATCGCTGTGGATCACTGTAAGCATCTGGGCCTAAAGCCAAGACCATACCTACGATTGAACCTATTTCTTCATTGTGCAGCGTTTCGGTAGCTTTGATTATGCCACCAGCCGTCTTCTCTTCGGGTTCAGGTAAAGCAATAAGTATTTTGTAGCCTCTGGGTTGAGGCAATTGCTTTGCTTTGCGTGACTGCTCATCTTCTTGCGAGCTTGTGTCATCGTTTATCGCTAATGATTCACTCATTAGTTTTCCTTTGCACTGGAAAAAAGCGTCCAGAGTCGCTTGCACCGCTTATGCGGAGTAATCTTCCTCGGCCTTAGCCTGCATATCTAAAAGCTCTCGCTCTGCAATCGCTAGGCCTTCAATAATTCCTACACACTTTGAGTATTCACTATAATCTTTACACGCGCCACCACTAATGTGGTCTGCGTACTCGTTCATCTGATTACGCAATGCTTGCCTGTAATACTCAAAACTGTTCACAGAGGATACACTATTCACCCTGCAAGTCCTTAGCTATTTCTCGGCCAATCTTAAAGCCTTCTAGCTGTTCTTTGGATGTAATGCGCCTTTCCTCTAATTCTTCGCGTGAGTTATTTTCAGAGATACTTGCCGCAAGCTTGGCTTGAGCTAGGCGGTTTTCTTGATCAAGTCTCTGTCTTTGTATCTGAGAGTTATCTGCGGCTTTCTGCATATCAAGCTGTATTTTAGCCATTTCAGTTTGAGCCTTGGTCTGAGCTTGCAACTCTTTGATCTGCAACTCTCTTTGCTGCATTTGCACGATAGGATCTTGCGCTTGCTGCTGAGCTTGCTTGGCTTGTGCCTCTTGTTGGTTTCTGCCTGTAAGCTGTTCCGCAGCAGGGGCAACCAATCTAGATATGCGATATTCGATATCTTCTGGCAACGGTGTATCAGGCGGCGGCAACTCGACACCAAGCTGCTTTTCGATTTCCATTCTGTACTGGAACGCCAAATGCTCTTGTATATGCGCAGCCAGAGAAGCCCCTGCCTGCTTGGCGTTGGGACTCTTCGACATGATCTCCATAATCTTGGGATCTTCTATTAAAGACTTGTGGGCTAATATGTGAGCCTCATGATCTTGGTAGATAAACGCTTTAACAGGTTCCCCGTTGATTATGTTCATGTTTTCAGAGATTGGATCTGTAGGCTGCATATCGCCCTCTACAGGCACAATCTTGTCTGCATCTCTGATATTCAGTATCTCAAGCATCTGCCTGTGCAGCAGCGGCATGTCGTACATATCAGGCGACTGCTGAGCTAACTGGAGTGCAGCTTGATACTGCATGATCCTTTGAGCCATCGTACCTGCATTTGGATCGCTGACAGGGATAATGTCCACACGATCATCGAAGTCCTCGCGTGTTAAAGCTGGGCCATCTTCGTCGTATGGGTACTCTTGAGGGCCGAAATCCTTCACCACATTCGACAAAAGCCGCAACTCAGTGCGCATGGATGCGTGTAACCGCGCCTGAACCGCGCTCATAACCTTCATTGAACGCTCTAGTATCGCCAATGTGGTGCCGACAGGCGCTTCTGCGTTCATATCCGCAGCTTTTACGTCAGCAGCAGAGGCAAAACGCCGTCCTTCTTCGACAATATCGCCCATAAGCTGATATAAAACGGTGCTTGGCTCTTTGTAGGGCAAAAATCGGATGTTATCTTGGATTGTGCCGCCCGGAACGTCTACATCTCGGAACTCTCCCGGCATAATTGGCGTGTCATCGCCCTTAATCCGTAATCCTCTAGATTTTAAGCCGCCCGGAAGGTTGGCTAACGTGCCAGCGTCCACAAGTTGACGTAGTAAAGACGTTGCAGACTTTGCTAAGCCGCCAATCATGTGAATTAAACCGAATCCGTAGAACCCAAGCCCCGGCATATACTGATAATGTACAAAATGCTGGCGCTTTAGCTTGCGTTTATCCTCTTCATACCAATTTCTTCTGATTGAAAGGATGGTTCTTGACGACAAATCTATTGTGACGACGTATGGAAGCGCAATTCCCGTAGGTTCTCCCCCGTCCATGTCTTCAAAACCCTCAAGATCAAGGTCAACCATCATCTCAAGGAGGGTATGCCTACTGTCACTGTCGTAAGTTGGCTCATCACCCGTTAATTCGTTGTATTTACTTTGGATTTTGTCTGAATCTGCATACGATGAAGACGGATCGCCCAGATCAACATCAGCGTAGAACCCCGAAATCTGTAACTTTCTGATTTCGTTGCTTGTTTTTTTCATTATGTGAGTAGCACGCTCACAAGTTTCTAGGTCAGAAGCGCCATAACTGACTACAAAGTCCTCAGCAGGCACAAACATACTGCAAGGACGGCCCATTGATGGGTCGAAATACACTTTTCTGAATGCGCTACCCGCTAAAGGCAGCGAAAAAAGCATCCGCTCCGTCTCAGAACGGTACTCAGTCATCTTTTCAGTGAGCATATAGTTCAAATAGTCTTGAACTCTGTGCGCTTGTTTCTCTTTTTCGTCATCTATTTTGCCGACAATAGATGTTTTTACAGGCCCACTGGCTGGAAATATCTCCTGAATAGCTTGAGACTGGAATCTAATTACCGATTCGGTCAGCAACGGGTGAAAAACACCGCAAGCACCATCCCAAGGTGTAGATCTTTCTTCGTGTTTTAGGCCTAGAAGGTCTAATCCTTCAATGTAAGACCGCTCCCAATCGGATCGACTGTCTTTGTCAGCGCGAAAAGCACTTACAAGATCGCTTGCAATCGCATTTAGATCGTCATCTTCGATAAACTCGGCAAGATTTGCGTCATGCGGAATCTGCCCTTGGGTAAGATCGTCTTCGTCAAACTCAAAAATAGTTTCACCACCCGCCGCAATGGATACGGATTCGGGATCAACAATCTCTATCTCAAGGGCTTCTTCCTCCATCCCCGGCATAAGGGGGGTTGGAGTCTGCAATGGTCGATCTACGGCCATTAGCCTTTGCCGCCGCGCTTGCCGCCCTTGGTTGCCATCTTGCTTTGCATGGTCTTACCACCCTTGAAGTAGCCCTTGGTCTTAGGAACCATGCCGCCAGCCTTCATTTTGCCTTCGCCGTCGGCAGCAAAAAACGGAACCATTTTCCCGTCTTTCTCTACCATAGGTAGTTTGGTCTTCTTGCCACCAGCATAACCCATTTTAGTTTTCTTGCCGCCAGCCATGCCCATCTTGGTCTTACGGCCACCAGCCATGCCCATCTTAGATTTCATCTTCATGCGGATCTCCTGCATATAAGTTATCAAAGACCTGATTTACATCTAAGGTGTAATCCAAATCTGATTTGCTGTAATGAATGTGTTGAGATGGCCTGAAGTCAGGCGCACCTTCCCCTGTCTCAAACCATGCTGGATGAGTCACCCTAACACGATTATTTGGCAAAGCTACGATGTTTCCCGTGTACGGGCCAGCATCTAATAGCTCCATGACATGACTCTGCTTGTGTTGGGCAGGGTCATCTGCAATTTCGTTGTTGGTATAATCCACTGTGAAGTAATACTTCGCGGGATAGAACTGACCGTCTATTTTTGCCATCCAAGGACAAGGTGTTGCCCTATCCAGAACATACACGCTGTGATCCCTAGAACTACAATCCCAAGGCTGTGCGGCCCATACAGGCATTGGATCGGGCCACTCTTCATACGGTGTATCAGCAACTAAAGCCGTTATTGGCATCCTTGCCCACATCGCTCCACCATGAACATTCGGCTCATCAGTGTCGTAAGTTTCTGCCCCGGTAAAGATAATCTGAAAGCTCAAGCATCTTGTAGGCATTGTGGTTACCGCAATCGCCATAGCATGAAGGAACTCTCCATGATATTTAGTATGGTTATGCGTGTACTCTTTTCTCACCCAGCACTTAAAGTACGGGATGTTACTTTGGAGATATGGCATTAATAATAACTGGCCTTTCTTGGATAAAAAGGCTCATCCTCTTCATCACTGAGTAATCGTAAGAACCCACCCTGTCTGAACCGCAGTAGCGCCTGTGTAGATGAGTCTACAAGGTCATCATGCTCGCCAGCAGGGAATGAGGCAAACTCCTCTACAACCTCTTCTGCAAACCTAGTATTAGGCCGCCACACATTACCAGAAGCAAATAGATCTGATACTGCGTTTACACGGCTAATCTTATCGTTGCCTCTAGACGGCGTGTATTCTGCAACAGGGATGCCCATAGCTCGTAATTCAAAGATTAACGGTGTACCTGCCGCTTTGGCCTCGACAATACAAGCATCTGGCTCCCAGTATCCGTATAGCTCAAAAGCTTTCTTTTTAAGCTCAGGGAACTCTAGGCGTTCTTTGTGTGCGTCCAGCAGGATAATGTTTGCCTGCATAGTGCCCGTGTCGTCTGGGTGATAAAAAACACCCCATGTTGTACAGGCTGAGAAGTCTGAACGCTGCGTCTTGAGAAATGCCGTATCCCAAGACTGAATAATAAACTCACAAGGCGGGGGCACATCACTGTCCCATTCACGCCACCACTCACGCTTAACTAGCGCACCCTCTTCTGATGT